ATTGGCTTGCGCATTAGCCAATCCAGTAAGCTGCTTGATTTCTTGGGTAAGCGACTGCTCATAGGCTTTCTGAGCGGCGATCTTGGCATTGATCTGCTTGATATCGTCGCTTCTTAAACTAGAAATATTACGTTGTTTTGCAATTTGTTGATTTAATTGAGCGGTATTTTTATCGTAAGCATCAAATAGAGTTTTTTGACCTTTAGCAACATCAAGATTGCCTTTTAAAATATCTCTATTAAGTTGCCTAATATCGGCAAGAGCAGTATCTAATATAGATTTTGGCGCTTTACTTCTTGCTAATTCTTTATATTTATCAATTGCTAGCGCCAACTCGGCGCGCATGATACGCAAGTTACTATTAAGCGTATCAACACCAAGCGATTTATCAACACCTTTCTGTGCGCGAAGTTCTCTAATACTATTCTGCAAAGGAACTATCGCGCTATTTGATTTTAGTAATTCACCCTTAACTCTTGCGAGATCATTTTGAAAGGTCTTGAGCGTACCCGCACTAACCGCCGCATTAAGCGCGGTATATTTAGCACGCAGATCATCTAATGCTTTAGTGGAAACACCTAAACCCGCAAAAGCGGTTTTAACGCTATTTAATTGCGCGGCAAAATTACTGAGGTTGACACCTTTCAATCCCGCTGTTGCTAATTTAATAGCATTAATATCACGAACCAGCGGAGTGATTCTGGTGTTTTCAAGACTCTTGATCGACTTAGCGAGTCCTTCAATACTTTTCTGAATACGCAGCAAATCACCAGAAGCACGACCTGACTCCACGAGTAACTGAATTCGCATCATCAGGTCATTACTAGCCATAACTCACTCTTTTTGCGCGGAGGAATTGTACTCATCGACAGCAGCGATAAACACTGCCCACGGATACTCCCAGGCGTGGGAGTGACCAAGACGGATCAACTTGCAGACGCTTTTTTCGAGAGCTTGTCTTTCTCGACTTGATCGCGCAGTTTGTTGACCGTTGGGAGATATTGGTTGAAAAAAACCCCGTTGACCTCCTTGATTACCGCCGCCACCTTCGCCAGAACGCTGGGCGGCAACTCATCGACCTGTTCCTTTTTCAGATCGGTAAACAAATGAATCTCATCAATTCCAATTCCATCAAACGAGAGCAAATCCACAAAGAAATCAAACTCACTCTTTTCGGGTTTTGTCTCGTTGATCCAATTCCTAACTTCGGCAACCGTTAATTCCTTAACGGTAACTTTCAGATCACCAAAGGTTAGCTCGCGGGTAACTTGATACATACTATCCTCGTGTAATGAGGAGGCTCTTGCGAGCCTCCTTTAATCAACTCAGGAAATCACTTCCAAGGTGAACGGAACCGTCTCATTCTCAGGTACCGTGATAATACCCGACAACGTAAAGGCCAGGAACTCACCGTCAGCGGAAATCAAGCTGAAATCACCTTCTGGAGACAACTCAACATCATTCGCCGCCATGCGGATCAGTTCACCACTGTCCAAATTCTCGCCAATGAACAACACCTTGCAGTTCAACGAACTCTGGGTGCGCGCATCGATGGTGTATCCAGAATAACTGGCATAGGTATAATCGACATTCAGAACCCGATTCAACTCGATGGAAGTCGCACCGCTGCGAATCTCGATCAGCCCGTTATCTTCATCAACATCGTAATCGATGGAGGCGGATTTAGTAATCAGCCCCATATTGGTCCACGTCACCGCATCGTCAACCACCGTCGCGCCAATCGCGGTCGGCCACGTCGGTTGCGTGGTAGCATGCGTCTTGAAATCAGTATCGCGAGCCGTACACTTATAATAATAGGTGTTTGGCGTGGTGGGTTTGATATATGTACCCAAGGCTGTAACGGTATCCGCTACCCAGGTACTCACATCATCGGCATCCTTGGCCGTAATCGATACCGCCGAAACATGCCGCTTCGTCAAGGGCAGGAAGGAACCCAACGACAGCGGCGTAATCGCTTCATCGGCTTGGGTGCTTCCAGTAACCGTAACAGCCGTATCGCTACCCAGCAACATATTGGTCAGATTCTTGCGATTCGGCTGGTTCAATTCGATACTGATGGTATCATCACCAGGGGTCGTCGCCGAACCGATCACCGCTCCATAATTGGTGGGAGCCGTCGATTTCAAGGTAACGGTATCGTTACCACTATTGCCAATAACAAACGAAGCAATATTGGCCATATCCAAATAGCCACCATATACCCCGTTATTCAATACACTAATATAAACTTTACCCGCACCGCGCAAACCAGCCATAAGTATTACTCCGCTTCAAACGCAAATTGCAACCCCAACCGAATCCTGCCGGCAATCGCACCGCCAGCCACCGCTTCGGGCTTGGGAAGATCGAGAATTCTCAAGGGACCACCCACCGATAGCACGTCCCGACATAATACGTGGAGAACGTTCGCCTGCCATTCTCCCAATTCGACTAACAAGGAATCCGTCACCGATTGATCGCTGGCATCGCGCAAGATCGTCATCACCGTAATGATTTGATCGAACCGCACCGTATTGATCCGCCGTCCTTTGCCGATGGTTTCACGAACGGTCGTGTCTTCCATCACAATCACTATCTGCGGCGTTCCCTGAATCGTCAACGTCTCCAGGTTCGCATAGTTCAACACCGGCCATTGCAAGCTCAAGCCGGTCTGTAATGCCGTCGCGATGGCGCTCAGATAGGGATAAACGGTCGTGCTGCTCACTACCAGACCAATTCGGTAAAGATTGCAGACGGTTGTGAATATGTGATCTGCGCAGATTCAGATTGTGTCGTTGCCACGTCCAAGCCCACCCGGCCATCAGCGATATCCCGCAACCATTGAATTGCCGCGTTATAACGTAATACGACAAGATCGGTCGGTTGATCCTGATAGAACCGATACCGCGCGATATCACAAGCAACACCCGTCAAACTGCGCGGAACCGTGGTCAACGGTAACGTGTACCGATTGCGCAAGTACCCATCGATAAGATCGGTGGCGAAGGCGATCCCTTCATTGAGAACGCCATCGTCCGCCGATCCATCACGGTCTCTATCCGCCACCTGTTCGAGTTCCTGCTCCCCAAAGTTGAGGAGCAGGTCATCGTAGGTACAGTAGCTCATCAGTCGGTTGTGATCGTCAGCACGGCGGTAGGACGAGTGCAAACCATCACGCAGTTGGTCTGGATTTCCAGATACCAGCGGCGATTGTCGGAACTCGGAATCGCTTGCGGATAGTACGGGGTACCCAACATGCCAGCCCCAACCTCGCCCATCACGTCGGCAGGAGCAAAGGCTTGTACCCACATCTGCGGAACGCCGACCGGGAACACCCGAGCTTCACCCGTGGTCATGATCACGGTGCCGGTACCGCGATAGCGTTCCCACTGCACGCCACCAAAGAACACCGTCTCGCGAGGATCGTTACGAAGGCTCTGCGCCATCGAGTAGTTCAGCAAGGTCGCCTTGACCGCCGCGTTCTCGATCAGCTTGCCCCAGAAGGTATCACCACACAGCGCCACGATGCCGGTGGACGGAATTCCATCCAGCGCCGATTCGATGGGAACGATGATCTTGTCAAAGATTTCCTTCCGTGTCTTGGTGGCATCGGTATTCAGCGCGATCTGCTGCGAACCAGGAATAGTCCCAAACGCATTGGTGGCGGTCTTGACGACCGTCATCCGCAGCGATTCATGGGTCAGATCGATGTCGCGGCGCATCCGAGCCAGTAACATATCACGACGCTGGGTGATGATCTCGGCGGCTCCGGTGGCTCCATACGCCCGCGCGTTCAGAACCTCGTCGGCATAGACGTTGCCATCAGCCCGATAGTGACTGGTAGTGAAGGTATACACCGCCCGGCGTTCCAGAGTTTCCACCTTGCTCGGCGTACCCCGAGGCACACCAGCCAGGATCGATGCTCCGTTGGTCGGCGTGGATTCAAGCGCCAGAACGGTGCTACTCAGCGGCATCGACTCGAAGTACTCGGCCAAACGCCCAGGAATATAGGGCGCTTTGGCGATGGAGGCCATCAAGTTCTCGCGGGTGAAGTAGTCGCGATAAATGTCAAACATGGTCTTAACTCCTCACCACGATCATTGAATTAGCCAGCAGTTGTTTGGCGGCAGCCGCCTTCTGCGCG